CTTGTTGGTTATAATCCTAATCCGTATCATCGTAATAGAACTCCTGGCAATCGTGGTGATATTCATATCGATGAAATGGAATACATGGAACAAATCATGATGCCTTCGACTGAAGATGATACAGTTGCTCCAGCTGATAAGGTTAAATGTTTTAACTTTGCATCATTGGTACAAGGTAAAACCAAGCGTTGGTTAAAGCAACAGAATGCTGATTCATGGGATATCGAGTTCTTTGGTTCACGTAAAGAAAAGCAACGTCGTCTTGGTGAAGGTGATATGTGTCAAGTATATGCTGAGCAATGGGGTTGTCTAATGCCAGGATATAAACATGCAGGATCTGGTTGGTGGAGAGCAAGACCATTGCAACTTGCAGATGCTGGATCTATTCTTATTGGTGAATACGAAGAGATGATGTTACTATATAATAACCAACAGCTTGCGTCGTTAAAGGCAAGTGATATCGTTAATCTTTCGACAGAAGAATTATCAAGTCTAGCTGATAGACAAAAGGCAGCTCTACTTCAAGAGCATCCACTTGATAAAACACTACAACAAAAGGAACTGAGTGTTATACTATGAAGTCAATATTAATCGTTGGCGCTGGATTTTCTGGCGCCGTTATTGCAAGAGAGCTCGCAGAAGCTGGACATAAAGTTACAGTTATAGATCAGCGGCATCATATTGGTGGAAATGCTTATGACTATGAGTGTAATGGTATTCGCATTCACAAATATGGTCCACATCTATTTCATACGAATAATAAAGAAGTAGTTGATTGGTTATCGCAATTCACAGAATGGGTCGATTATAAACATAAAGTCAAAGCGCAATTAGATGATGGTACATATGTTACTCTACCGGTCAATAAAGAAACAAAGGAAATCGTAGGAGAAGATAAAATCCTTGATACATTCTTTAGACCGTATACTCTCAAGATGTGGGGTAAGACTCTAGATGAACTCGATCCGTCTATCATTAATCGTATTCCTACACGTGATGATGACAACGAGTTATACTTTCCAAATGATGAATATCAGCTGATGCCTAAAGATGGTTACACTAAGATCTTTGAGAATATATTTAGGCATAAGTATATTAAAGTCTTCACTGGTACGAAGTTTACTACTTCAATGGAAAAGAAGTATGATCATGTATTTAACTCTATGCCGATCGATCAATACTTTAAATACAAGCATGGTGAACTACCATATCGTTCTATTAAGTTTCATAATGTAACATTGCCAATGGCTAAGGTTCTACCAACAGCGACTGTTAACTTCACTCACGATGGTCCGTATACTCGAGTAACTGAATGGAAGAATATTCCTAATCATGGTGATTTAAATACGCATACTGTTTTAACATACGAAGAGCCATGTGATTATAAAGATAATAATAAAGAAAGATATTATCCAGTTAAAGACGTAGATGGTGTAAATAGAGAAACATATAAGAAATACAAAGAGATGGTTGATACTGATCGCATGACGTTTATTGGTCGATGTGGAATGTATGTCTATGTTGATATGCATCAAGCAATATCTTCTGCTCTTGCAACCGCTAAGAGGTTTTTAAAATGAGAATAGCAATTACAGGATCAAGAGGGTTTATTGGAAGTCATGTAATGGATCGACTTATGGCATTAGGTCATGAGATTGATGAATGGGACGAGAAAATCAATAAGCCACTTAAAGATTTTACATGTATATCAAAAGGTCAAACAGAGCATATTGACTATGTCATTCATCTTGCTGCTTATGCAGATGTGAGAGAAAGCATTAATGAACCTCAGAAGTATTGGGATAATAATGTAACAAGAACAACAGAGATTCAAAAGTTTTGTGCATTCTATGATATACCGCTATTGTATGCTTCATCATCTTGTATACACGATTGGCAATTGTCTCCATACGGAATGAGTAAAAAGGTAAATGAAGAAACAGCATTTCCAAATCAAGTAGGATTACGATTTACAACTGTCTATGGTGAAGGTGCTCGAGATGAAATGCTGATCGGCCGCTTAATCGAAGGTAGAGTAAGCTATCTTACAAATCATATTCGTGATTTTGTACATGTTGATGATGTAGTAGATGCGATGATTTTACTTATGGAACATGATGCATGGGTTCTAAAACCAGCTTACGATATTGGTACAGGTAATGGTGTAGTTGTTTCAGATCTAGGACCAATTGCAGGATATGATATAGATATTAAACCAGGCGACGAATGTGAAGCTCATGATAATACTGCTGATATAACTGACATGCTAGCTTTAGGTTGGACACCAAAATACGATATCGAAGAATATATCAAGGAAAAAACAAAATGAAATATGCAAGTATAGTACCGCTGATTGGTGGAGAAACAATTGCAATGGAGAATGTGTTTGGGAAACGTCCTGAATACATTCTATCATATAGTGCATTTGCAAGCAATGATTCACAGATTCTAAATCATTATAATAATGAAGTGCCTTATCATGTGATTGATGAAGGTAATGGTAAAACAGACTATGTCGATGTAGTCAATACCGTATGTCCATGTGCTGGTCTTTCTTCGCTATCTCCACAAGCTAATGCTAATAGCGCTACGAACGATTGGATGTCAGAATCAGCGAAATACGTACTTGGTAATATTAAACCTAAAGTATTCTGGGGAGAGAATGCTCCACGACTCGCATCTAAGATGGGTGAACCAACAGTAAGAAAATTACGTAAGATTGCTGAGGAGCATGGGTACACGTTTTCTATATATAAGACTAAGAGCATATTACATGGTTTATCGCAAGTTCGAGACAGAACTTTCTACTTTTTCTGGAAAGGAACACAAGTGCCACTCCTTGGTTACGTCTTGAATCCGCACACTCGTATTGAAGATCATATCCGTTCAATTGAAAGACGTGAAGATGATCCGATGAATATACTTACTAATGAAAAGATCCCATCAGAAAATCCTTATTATCGATACGTGCTTGAAGTAATCGAGGGTGGTATTACACATTCAGAGTTTCAAGATAAGATCGAAAAGACTACAAATCCAATGGATGAAATAGAAAAGCATACCAACTATAGAGTTGTTGCTCAATGGATGCGTGAACAAGGTTATGACAATGAAGCTGCTAAGTGTGATCGTAAGTATCATAAATTAAAAGCTGGTGGTAACATAATGCGTAAGACTACGGAAATACCAAAGGATTATATTGGTGCTTTCGTTGGTCATTTCCCAACAAATCTATGTCATCCTGACGAAGACCGATATCTAACTGTACGGGAAGCAATGTCAATTATGAAGCTTCCAAATGATTTTAATCTAATTAATCCTAAGGCTAATCTAAATCATATATGTCAGAATGTTCCTGTTACAACTGCAGAGCATCCAGCACGTATGATTAAGAAGTGGCTTGAAGGTAATGGAGTAGAATCCGTTGAAACAAAGTTCTTAGTAGAAGATAATAAGAAACGAACTTATGACTATGAAAATAATGGTGTACAATTAGATAGTTTTATGTTATAATATAATCTAAATTATTAACTGGAAAAAGAAATGAAAACAAAGGAAAACCGAAATGCCTAGTGTATCTTTACAACCGAAAAACAAAAGTAAAAAGCCAATGCCATTCGATGTAGCTTTACGTAAGTTTAGTAAGCTTGTTGAAGAAGCTGGCATCTTGCAAAAAGCAAGAGAGAAAGAGTATTATGAAAAGCCAACTGCTAAGCGCAAACGTAAGAAGAAAGAAGCGTTAAAACGTCAAAGCAGATTAAACGCTGAGAATCCGATGAATCAACGTAATAATAGGAAGTACTAATATGAGTATTATGGATAAGTTGAAGAAGAACTCAAAGATCAAGGAAACTCAAGTACTTGATAAGAGCATCTTCTTTTCGAAGAAAGAACAATCGCCGACCGAGGTACCAATGGTCAACGTTGCGCTATCGGGTGATCCAGATGGTGGTCTATCATCAGGTCTTACTGTACTAGCTGGTCCATCAAAGCACTTTAAAACATCATTTGCTTTATTGATGGCTGCAGCTTATTTGCGTAAACACGAAGATGCAGTATTGTTATTCTATGATTCCGAGTTTGGTTCACCACAATCATACTTTGAAACATTTGGTATCGATACAAGCCGTGTACTACATACTCCAATTGTTGATGTTGAACAACTTAAGTTTGATCTTGTTGGTCAGTTGGATAACATTGAACGTAAAGATAATGTTATTGTAGTAATCGATTCAATTGGTAACCTTGCTTCTAAGAAAGAATTAGAAGATGCTTTGAATGAGAAATCAGTTGCTGATATGTCTCGTGCTAAAGCTCTTAAAGGTTTATTCCGTATGGTAACACCATATCTTACAATGCGTAACATTCCATTGCTTGCTATTAATCATACATATCAAGAGATTGGATTATTTCCTAAGGCAGTTGTTTCAGGCGGTACAGGTATCTATTACTCAGCCGATAACATCTGGATCTTAGGTCGTCGACAAAATAAAACTGGTACTGAAGTGACTGGTTATGACTTTGTAATTAACGTGGAGAAATCAAGGTTTGTTAAAGAGAAATCTAAAGTCCCTATTCAAGTCTCTTGGGACGGTGGTATTGAGAGTTATTCAGGCTTGCTTGATGTTGCTCTTGACGGTGGCTATGTTGCTAAACCTAGTAATGGCTGGTATTGTCGGGTTGATCGTGGTACCGGCGAGTTGGTGCAGCCAAAAGTTAGAGAAAAGGAAACTTTAAAGCAAGAGTTCTGGGAACCAATCTTTAAAGATACTGACTTTAAAACTTACTTGATTGAAAAGTATCAAATTGGTGCTAAGCAAGCTAATGAAAAAAACAGTGTACAAGAGGACGAAAATGAGTTATAATAGTATATCAGAAAGTGATTATAAATTTGTTGAAAGTGCAGAATCTGATTTATACGGTGTTAAGCTTCAATCAGGCGAATGGGAAGGAGTCATAGTTATATATGGTAAAGTCTCAATTAAAGAAAGTGTCGAAACTGGATATGCTACATTGGGTTTTAACTATCAAGTGCAAGACTCTGTAACCTTTCAGCCTGATGAATTAGAAAGTGATGAGTCATTTAAAGACCACTTAGGTGACATCTTATCGCATATTATTAATGATAAATTTGATAAAGAGGAATACTCAGTAGATGAAAACACGGTTAGTTAAAGCGCTTATCATGAATGCCGAAGGTAATATTGCTAAGCATAAGTTAAACATTGAGGTGTTTCTTAATAACCCATCTGGTGTAGCTGATCATTCAGACTATATTCAAACAATTCAAGATGAGATAGATCGTTTATCTCATTTTGAAGACCAGCTAGAGACTATTAACAAACACTTTGGATGATAAATAATTGAAAAATGAAATCCCAACACATATACTAAACCACTTACTTAATAACGAAGACTTTTGTCGGAGGGTAGTACCATATCTTAAGAAAGAATATTTTGAAGGTGAGCATACAATTGTATTTGATTTAATTACAGATTTTGTTCGTGATCATAATAAGTTACCTACAAGTAGAGTGTTGGAGATTGAAATCAAAAAGGTTTCAGCTCCTGATGAAACACTCACTCGAGCATATGACTTGATTCAAGAAATCTCAGTTAAGTCTGATATTGATACTGAATACCTTATAACTGAATCAGAAAAATGGTGTCGTGATAAAGCAATCTATGGCGCCATCATGAACTCTATTCAGATTATTGATGGTAAGAACGAAGAGCAGACTGAAGGTGCTATCCCAGAAATTCTACAAGAAGCTTTGGGTGTGTCCTTCGATCAAGCTATCGGTCATGATTATATCAATGATGCTGATTCACGATTTGATTTCTATAACAATGAAGAAGAAAAGATACCATTTGATCTTGATCTGTTTAACAAGATGACAAAGGGTGGTTTACCTAATAAGACTTTGAATATAGCGCTAGCAGGTACAGGTGTTGGTAAGTCTCTATTCATGTGTCATATGGGTGCCAATGCAATATCTGAAGGTAAGAACGTATTGTATATCACAATGGAAATGGCAGAAGAACGTATCGCAGAACGTATCGATGCTAACTTAATGGATATACCTATCCAACAATTAAGTGAATTACCTAAGAATGTATTTGATGAAAAGATCAAAAAGATTGCAAAGGGTTCCATTGGTAAACTAATCGTTAAACAATATCCAACAGGTGCTGCTCATGTCGGTCACTTTAGAGCTCTACTCAATGAGTTAAAGCTTAAAAAGAACTTCACACCCGATATGATCTTCATTGATTATTTAAACATATGTTCATCTGCAAGAGTTAAGAATACTTCAGCCAATAGTTATACCATTATCAAATCTATTGCTGAAGAATTACGTGGCCTTGCAGTAGAGTTTGATTTGCCTATTATGAGTGCAACACAAACAACAAGATCCGGCTTTGGTAATACCGATGTTGGTCTTGAAGATACTTCTGAATCATTTGGTTTGCCAGCAACGGCTGATCTTATGTTTGCTCTTATCTCCACTGAAGAGCTTGAAGGGCTTAATCAGATCATGGTGAAACAATTAAAGAATCGCTATAATGATCCGACTAAGTATAAACGTTTTGTAGTCGGTATTGATCGGGCTAAGATGAAGCTATATGATGTAGAAGAATCAGCTCAAGATAATATCATGCAAGACATGGCTATTCCAGACAAGCCAATTAATAGTTTTGGAAACAATGAAAAGTCAGATTTTAGTGGCTTCACAATTTAGGATATATAATAATATGAAAAAGACCTTAGCAACATTAGCATTAGTAGCAACTGCATCAGTACAAGCTGGTCCATACGCTAAATACATTCACGTATTAGATTACACTGATAGTGAGAAAGATGACAGCACTGAGCATCTTCGTCTTGGTTATGAGACTGAAGGAAGCTTTTACGCTGAAGCTGGTGTAATTACGAATCATCTCGATCGAGGTGTAGCAGCTGAATTCGGTTATGTTTATGAGTTGGTTGAAGGGTTTACCTTTGATCTTAATTGGGAAGGTGTTAAGCGTGACAATAGTAATGATGTGATGAACGAAGATGGTGTTATTGAACATGTTGGTAGCAACAAGTTAGTTCATCAATTTGAAGCAGAAATTAAATTTAACTTTTAAAGGAGAATATTATGAATTGGTTAAAATCAAGATTAAAAGAACGATCAACAATGGATGGTGCAGCAATGGTAGCAGCTTGTGGTGCTGTTATTTTATTTGGTGATCTAGCACAACTATTCGCTATGGCGGGTGTAGTGTATGGTCTATTAACAATCTTTACATCGGAAGACTAATATGAAAGTAAATCTAGTTTCTTATTCACGAGTACCAGATGACAGTGAACTACCAGATGATATGCTACAGCTCGTAGCGTATTGTGCACGAGTATCGAATCCCAGTAATCAAAACAATACTGAGACTTCAGAGAAGCTAGTTAAGTATCTTATTAAGCATAAACATTGGTCACCTTTAGAGATGGTCAATGTTTGCTTAGAGATCGATACTACTCGTGATATTGCACGACAGTTATTACGTCATAGATCATTTACGTTTCAAGAGTTTTCTCAACGATATGCTAATCCTGATGAGGGGTTTGATAATATGTTTGAGAAGCGTGAAGCTCGATTACAGGATGAAAAGAATAGACAAAATTCTGTAGTGACTGATGATGAAGCTATTGCACATGAATGGTTTAGGATTCAAAGTCGAGTAGAATGGATGTCGATGAGATGTTATAAGGAAGCTTTGAAGTTAGGTATTGCAAAGGAACAGGCAAGAGCATTACTTCCTGAAGGTCTTACAAAGTCTCGTCTATATGTGAATGGTACGTTACGTTCATGGTTGCACTATATTGACTTACGTTCATCAAATGGAACACAGCTTGAGCATTGTGAGATTGCAAAGGCATGTGGAGAAGTTATATATAAACTATTCCCCATGGACGAGTAATATTATGAATGATAGAAAAGAACCGGATTATTGGTTGATTATCGCTTTAGCTATAGTAGTTCTTTATGTCATAGTAACAACGCCCTCTTAGCTCATTCGGTAGAGCAGCTGACTTGTAATCAGCAGGTGATCCGTTCGATTCGGATAGAGGGCTCCAATATTGGGTTTCATTCCCCAACTAAAATAAATGAATGAATGGTGCCCAGAGAGAGTGCAAAATGGCAATTCCTGAAGTCATTAAGGATTGGGAGATCCCGGTCGAAGAAGGAAACTATAATTCCGGAGTAGCTCAGTGGTAGAGCAGTTGACTGTTAATCAATTGGTCGTTGGTTCGACCCCAACCTTCGGAGCCAATTTAAGCGGGTGTTGTGTAACGGTAAGACCTTAGGTTTCCAACCTAAAGATAGGGGTTCGATTCCCCTCTCCCGCTCCAATATATGACCTTGGACCGTTATATCAGAATGACTTCGCTGTAAAGACAGTCACCTTTTCGCACTTAGCGTGGTAAAACACGATATAACATAATCAGATGATCACTGAGTGCACCATCTTCGGGCCCATAGCATAACGGTTAATGCACTCCGCTCATAACGGATAGACTCTTGGTTCAAATC